AAGCTGCTGAAAGAGGTTTAAGTGTTAAAGAATCTTTGATGGGTAAAGCTGGTTGCACTTCAGAAGACGATAAAAAAAAAGATAAGAAACCGGTAGATTACGATAAACCAACATTCTTACGTAAAGGTGGTGACTGGAGAAAAAGTAATCCAGCATATTTACCTAAACCAAAAAAAGAAGATGTCGAATCAACTGAAGATAGACATAAAAGAGAAGATGAAGAAGAAAGAGAACGTAAACGTAAAGAACAGATAGCAAAAAATAATAAAGCATTTGTAAGAGCTGTTAAGCGTCAAAAAACTCCTGGTGCTAGTCTTGGCATTGCTAAAGACATCCAACAAAGATATTATAAAACAGGTAAATGGGAAGAAGTTTCAATAGTTGAAAGTATTGAAGTCAAAAAAGAATATGATGATAAAGATGAAACTGAACATGGTGTTTATCATAATGGTAAAAAAATTGGATATGTAGTTCATCATAAACCAAGTAACACACATACTGCTTATCACAGTCCATCAAGTTATGATAAAAAAGGACATGCGGATGACTATGAAGAAATTGATGATTTTCATAATCATAAAGATGCGGTTAATCAAATTAAAAGTTCAGCTTTAAATGAAGAAGTAGAAGAAGATGTTGAGTTAGATGAACGTGTAATTACACCAGGTACAGGAACTTCACCTGACCCACTTCTAGCTAGAACTGGTTTAAATAAAGTTTTAAGAAAACCAAGAGTTGGACAGACTAATTTAAAAAATATACCCGGTGGAAATTTACCAGGAAGCCAATATAAATTTTCTGATGATGAAAAAACCAAACAACGAGCATCATTAAAAACTGCAATCAAGTCAACACTTGCTAATAAAGAGCATGGTGTAAAACGTAAATTGCCAGAAGAAATCGAACAACTTGATGAATTAGATCCTAAAACGTATGCATCGTATGCTAATAAAGCAGTTGGTGATACAAGTAAAGATAGATCAAAAATGATTAAAGTTGCTGATAAAAAACTTTATGGCAATCCAGATTTAAGATACAAATCTAAGTGTGAAGAAGTTTCAATAGATGAGACAGCAACATTAGACAAATATATCAGATCAATGGGTTACGATCCACAACATCTTGATAAAAACAAAAAAGTGATGTTTGCTAAGACTAATGCTTATAAGACATATGCTATGTCACAAGAAGGCTTATATGATGGTGGCCAAAAAGGTACTCAAGACATTGATACTCATATGTCACCAGGCGCAACTGCTAGAGGATAACATGGATCAATTAAACGAATTTGCTAAAGACGTTGTAGATAGATATATCAAGTCTATGGGTTATAATCCACAGACTATTGATAGAAATAAACGTATGGCTTTAACTAAGACAATTAGATTTCAACAATATGCTCAACGTATGCGAGAAGAAGTTGAATCTTTACAGGAAGGTGAATATTATCCTGAGAAAGTTGCAAAAGCTTTGCCTAAAGGTTTAAAGAGTGAAAAAGATATTTTAAATCATTCTCATGAACATGTCACTAAAGAATTAGGTAAAAAACAGGCTGATCATTTACACTACTACGACCAAGATTTTCCTAGTGATGTTGTGTCTAACTATGCACATCTACATAATAAAAGTGGAAAATTGAGTCTTGAAGCTTTAGAGTTTCCAGGTGACGATGGTATGAATGCTAAAGGTTCTAGTTCTAAAGTTGTTGGTGAAAGAGCAAAAGGAATGTCTAAAAACGCAAACCTAATTAAATCAATATACAAGTATCATAAACTTAAAAAAGAAGTAAAAGAAGAGCTATATGACCACGAAAAAGATGACAAAGGTGGTGAAGAAACATATGGCAAGAAACCCAAATTTGCTAAAGTAAAAGAAGGTGAGAAAGAAGATCAGTCAGATAGTAAAACAAAAGCAGCGGCTGTATTAACTGGTGGAACAACATTAACAGGTCAAAAACGAGATGATGTCGAGTTCGATCCAATGTTGAATAAACCTAATACAAATTCTGATACTTCTGGAATGCAAATTAAAGCAGATAAAAAAAAGATAAATAGATAGTAACGTCTAATAAGATTAAAGGAGAAAAAGATGTCTTCAAGACAATATAATAGTGATTTAGCGAGCAACGTGCCATTATGGTCAGCTGCATCCGTTAAATTAGCACCAACACAAGCAAATATTAATAATTTGTATCAAAACGACACGGCTAATGATTTTATCACTGGCGCAACTGTAGGTGTTTATGCAGTAGATTCTAACGAAGCTATTGTTGATGGCAATACAGGTACTGGTTGGGTTTTAAGAACAACAGGTTCAGGTGGTCGTGCTGGTCGAGTTACGGAAGAAGTTCTTTCAGCCGTAGCTACATTCAGAACAGATAACAATGCTGACGATACTGTATATCCAGATGCTAAAGTAACTATCACATCACAACCAACATCATTAATTCGAATTGTTAATGGTGGCGGAAATACAGCTACTTACAGTGTTGCCGTTAATTACGCTCCTCCAGGTTCAACTGTATCATATCAATGGCAAGTTAATAATAACTCAGGTGGTAATTGGGTTAATATGCCAAATGGCACAAATGTTACATCCGGTCAACCTGGTAATATGACAAAATCTAATGCAAATACTGCTACAGTAACATTAGAACCAACAGCAACTACTGCAAACAATTATGTCTTCCGTGCTGTCGTTACAGTTACACCACCTGCAGGCATTACTAATGCTACAGCGGTTACTGTAAATTCATCTAACGGTAGAATTTTAATTACTTAATAATTAATGGGGTGGTTAACACCCCTTTATTTTTGACTATAATATGTTTGAAAATTTGACTGACGATAATTTTACGATATATGCAATGAAATCTTATAATTCTCCAAATTGCATAATGTCTGAATTTGAGGGTGATTTAAAAAGAACGAAGTATCTTAAAAAGTTATTTCGTAAATATAAGAAAAGCAATATATTAAAAGAGAGATTGATACTTAATCATATCATTCTCGTTTACAATGTCTTTGGTGTAGAAGCAGCCACAAGGATTCTATTCTATAAGATAGATGATCGTGACTACGATATACTAAAGACATTTTTATTGTATCTCAATTATATGCCTGATAAAGTTATTGGCATTAGAGGTAATAACATAGATTCATCTACTATTATGGTAGATATGAACATCGCAGAGATATTGAGGAAACTATGAAATCATTTAAAACATTTTTGGAAGAAAGTGCAGCCTGGCAACGTTCAGCTGGAAAAGATCCTGAAGGTGGTTTAAACCGTAAAGGTATAGCTTCATATCGTAGAGAACATCCTGGTTCAAAACTATCTATGGCAGTAACTACTAAACCAAGTAAATTAAAACCTGATTCAAAAGCTGCTAATAGAAGAAAATCATTCTGTTCAAGAATGAAAGGCATGAAAGCCAAATTAACTTCAGCAAAAACAGCCCATGATCCAGATTCAAGAATTAACAAATCATTAAGAAAGTGGAATTGCTAATGAAATCATTCGGTAAATTAAGAAAAGCTTGTTGGAAAGGTTACACAGCTGTTGGTACCAAAAAGAAAAATGGTAAAACAGTTCCTAATTGTGTACCTGAAGAAGTCCAATTACAAGAAGAAGATGGTTATCCACATGAGGTTCATGTTCGTAACTATGACGAACCTGATGATGAACATTCTACATTTCCAAAAGACCACATAAACTATGGTGTAAATCAACACCACGGCACTTACAAAGGTGCAACAGACAAAGGTTACGTATTTGGTTTCAGAGAAAAGGAACATGCTAATAAGTTTGTTCATCATGTTAATACCAATAAACAAACTCATGCTGAACATCTATCTGAAGAAGTTATTCAAGAAGCAGATAAAAAAGATACAATCACTTTTGATATACCATTACTCATTCGTGTATTTGAACTTGTTCGTGAAGATGTTAAAACAGATGTAACGTTACATAAAGTTGTTGAACGTCTTATTGATATGCGACACAAAGGTGTTTTAACAATGGACGATTATACAAGTATTGCACATCTTAAAGAAGAAGTGGAGTTGGATGAATCTGCTGGTGATCAATTATTACAAACAGCTAGAGAATATAAACATGGATCAATTGGTTATCATAAGAGTATGATTAAGTATCATGATCATATGGCTGATGTTCATTATAGTGATAGACCAAAACGTAAAGAACACGAAGAAAATATTAGACATCATCAATCAGAACTAGATGCATTAAAAGAAGAAGTAGAACAAATTCAAGAATTGAGTCCAGAAACTCTAAAATCATACAAACAAAAAAATAATTTAGAGAGAACATATACTATGATGAGACCTAGTGCTCCTGATGCTTTAAATGATAGAAAATGGAAAAACAGAAATGTCGGTGCAGCACAAGCTAGAAAAAGATTAGGTGAAGATGGCATCGCAGTTGCAGGTCCAACAAATACAGCAGGTTCAGGTGCAGTAGCAGGATTGGGTCAACCACCTGGTAGTAAATCAGGTGAACCGCCAGTTGGAAAAAGACGTAAACCTATTATCATAAAAATGACTCGTAGAAGTCCTCCTAAAATGTAGAAAGGTGTAAAATGAGTTTCGAATTCGATTTTACAGAAGATAAATTAAAAGAGTGTGTACCAACTAATAAGAATATTAGTGGACTATTCAATGCATTATCTGAAATTTTACCAAAGTATGATATCACTACACCACGTAGAGTCGCTGGCTTTCTAGCACAATGTGGTCATGAGTGTATGGATTTTAATACATTACATGAAAACTTAAACTATTCAGCAGATGGATTACATAAAGTATTTCCAAAAAGATTCCCTACAGTAGAATCAGCACAACCATATAACAGACAACCAGAAAAGATTGCTAATAAGATTTATTCTGATCGTATGGGTAATGGTGATGAAGCATCAGGTGAAGGATACAAATTTCGTGGTCGTGGTGCAATCCAATTAACGGGTAAAGATAATTACAGTAGATTTGCTGAATCTATTGGTAAAGATTTAGATGAAGCAGTTGCTTATTGTGATACACTAGAAGGTGCTATCGAATCAGCATGCTGGTTTTGGACAACACATAACTTAAATGCTAAAGCTGATGAGAATGATGTCACTGGTTCAACAAAAGTAATCAATGGTGGAACTTTAGGTATAGATGATCGTAAAGCTCGTTGGTTAAAAGCTTTAAAGGCATTTAATTAAGATGTGGTTCATATTACACTTTATACCTGACGCATGGTATAAATTATTTGTCCATGGTGTAGTTGTTTTAGGATTAGGTTTAACTATTCTATCAACTATATTAAGATGGAGATTATATCAAATCATTGGTATTCTAGTTTTAATAGCTGGAGTATTTTTTGAAGGTAGTTATACTACTGAAATGATGTGGCGTGCTAAAGTTGAAGAAGTGCAGAAGAAATTAGATATAGCAAATAAAAAATCTAAACAAGTAACTATAAAACTTCAAAAGAAACTTAATGCACAGACACAATTAATTAAAAAAAAGGCTAAAGATAATGCTAATCTTATTAAACAAAATGCGAATAAAATTGATGCTGATTGTAAGCTCACTGATACTGTTGTCGAGTTGCACAACCGTGCCAGTGACAATGAAGTTTCCAGAACCACCAAAAGAAATGTTGGAAAGTTGCCCAAATCTTCAACCAGCGCAGAAGACTTCAAAATTAAGTGATTTATTAGAAACTGTATCAAACAACTATTCAAGTTATTATGAATGTAAAACTAAACACGATAGTTGGATAGAATGGTATAACGATAACAAGAAAATTTACGATAGTATAAAATAATGGAACATTTTTATAGTGATATACAAGGTTGGTTTGAGAATGAATTATTTTATGATTATATAGTAAAAGCGTTACCTGAAAAAGATGCTCATATAGTTGAAGTGGGAGCCTGGAAAGGAAAAAGCACATCATATTTGATTGTAAATGCAATTAATATTGGTAAAAATATAAAAATAGATGTGGTAGATACATGGATGGGATCTGATGAAGATATTCATAAAACCGATTCTGATATCTCAAAATTGTTTGATGTATTTACTGAAAATTTAAAGTCTGTGGAAAATTATTATACTCCTATAAGACTTAATAGTATAGAGGCATCTAAATTATATCAAGACTATAGTTTAGATTTTGTTTTTATCGATGCTTCACATAAAAAAGAAGATGTAATTGATGATATAAATCATTGGTTACCAAAACTTAAAATTGGTGGTGTATTGGCTGGAGATGATTTGCCTTGGCAATCAGTTCGTGATGCAGTAAAAGAAACATTAAATGAATTCTATGAATTCGAAAAAGGAATAGTATGGTATTATGTAAAAAATTAATTGTATTAATTATACCTATGTTTATAACATCATGTGCATTAACAACAATAGGAACACATGCTATTGATGCATTCACGATGGCACATTTTGATAACAATGAATATAAAATTATTACTGAGATGAGAACTGTTTCTCAACTAGTAGATTGTAATAATAAAGATAGTGTAAAAGATGCGACAAACAAATTATGGTATTATACTAATGAACTACAAAACTATTCTCAATATATTCCTAAAAATGATAAATCATATAAGATGGCTCAAAGTTTAGTTGAAATAGTTAAAGGTTTACATGATAAGAATGGTGATATGGGTAAGTTGTATTGTGAACAGAAGTTTAAAGTAATACAAGATACAACAGAAAACATCCAGAAAGCAACGGGGAATAAACCAAGATGACATCATTATTAGATTTACAAAATAAGATTTTAGACTTAGAAGCAAATTATCAAAAAAGTCTATTGACAAAAGAAGAATATTTAGAATTACTAAAAGATTTAGATACTTCTCAAGTTATTGCTGAATCAGCAAGAGATTTGGAAGACTTAGCTAAATTGAACGGTATTATTTCTAATACGATTGCTGTATTATCAGCTGTTGCATAAAGGACAAACAAATGACGGAATATGTAGCAAAATCTCTTAAGCAAGATAAAGAAGATTGGATGACCAAGAAATGGCGTCCTATGATGGCCATTGTTTATATGTTAATCAATCTATTTGACTTTATTATTGGTCCTATACTATATAACTTACTACAATACTGGAATCCAGGCCAAGCAATTGGTATGTGGCAACCATTAACATTACAAGGTGGTGGTTTAATTCATATCGCCTTTGGTGCTATTCTTGGTATCTCTGCATGGACACGTGGTCAAGAAAAAGTAGCTTCAATTAACAATGGTTTAGATCCTAATGGTTATGGTGCTTCACCAGCACCACAATCACAAATGGTACAAGGTTATCAAGAACAACCTGCACCTAGACCACTCAACAACCGTAATGATTTTGACTTAAAATAATGGCAGACGATAATTTACATGACGTTAAAGTTGATGTTGAGGTGCTTAAACATGATGTTGGTACTTTAACTCGACTTTGCGAAAAAATGGACAAAGTGATTGAAAAACTTGTTGACCACCAGGATGTAATCATTTTACAGATATACAAAGACATGGATAAAAGAAAATCAGATACTAATCAAGATGTTAAAGAATTACATTCGAGGATTACAAACGTGAGTAAAGAATTGAGTGAAAAGGTTGAAGAAACCGAAGATAAGATCATGAATGAAATTAAAGAAATGCGTAAAGAAATCTCTGAACATAATCAAAGAGAACAAGACGCAATGGATAAACTTCTACAATGGAAGTGGACTATTGTTGGTGGTATAGTTGTTATAACATGGTTGACACAACACATAGGACTTGATACAATACTAAAACTAATTAATTAAAGTATTGTTTCATTATGAGCGTTTACATTGACAGAAAGTTCCTGTTACAGGTTTCCCCCAAACTATTAAGATTTACCCAAAAGAAGACGGATCTCTATAACTTCCGTTGTCCGTTTTGTGGTGATTCTCAAAAGAACAAATTAAAGGCAAGAGGATTCATTTACCGTAAGAAAAATGACTACTTCTATTCTTGCCATAATTGCCATGTTGGCCATACTTTCTATAACTTTCTAAAGTTCATAGATGCCAATCTTGTTCGTGAATATTCTTTAGAACGATATAAAGATGGTGAAACAGGTAATCACAATTACACCAAACCTACATTTGATATACCAAAACCTATATTCAAACAAAAAATTGATTTAGAGAATATTGATTCTTTACCAGACAATCATTTCGCTAAACAATATGTGGCAAATAGGCAAATACCAAAAGATAGATGGTCTGAATTATATTTTGCATCTGATTTTAAATTATTTGTTGAGAGTTTTGACATTGATAAAGATTTAAAAGAGAATGATCCTAGATTAATTATACCATTCTATAATGCAAAAAAAGATTTGATAGGATTTCAAGGAAGAGCGTTATCCGAATCCAAGATTAGATATATAACCATAAAGCTAGACGAAAATGCACCAAAGATTTTTGGTCTAGATAGATTGAAATCTGGTACAACTTATGTTGTGGAAGGTCCAATCGATTCTATGTTTATAGATAATTCTTTGGCAACAGCTGATGCAAATTTATCTTCAATAGAAATTGATAATAAAGATTTAGTTTTAATCTATGATAATGAACCAAGAAACAAAGATATTGTAAAACAAATAGCTAAGGCAATCAAGGAACAATTTCAAGTTGTTATCTGGCCTGCGACAATTGAATCTAAAGATATTAACGAAATGGTTTTAAGTGGATTGACAAAACAACAATTAATAAGTATAATTAAAGAGAATACATATTCAGGACTTCGTGCTGAAATGGAATTGAATAGATGGAGCAAAATATAATGGATAATAAATTTAAAAAAAATGGTTATGTTGTTATTAGAAAAGTATTAACACCTCAAACCATTCAACTATTAAAAACCGAGTTTTATATGTTAAGAAAAAATGATATGATTAGTAAAGGTTATCCTGAAGATACGAAATATATTTCAGATGATGGCCAAGTTAAAAATTCATTTTGGTGGTATGGTGCATATTGTTTCGAGAGTCTTATGGTCGTTTTACAAAAACGAATTGAAGACATTATTGGTAAAGAATTATATCCATGTTATACATATGCTAGAATCATGCATAAAGGTGCTGACATGGCTAAACATAAAGATAGGCCATCATGTCAATATTCAGGAACTATTTGTATTGATCAAGATCCCGACAATGAATATCCTATATACATAGAAAACTACAAAGGCAAAGTTACATCAGTTGTATTACAACCAGGTGATATGATTGTTTATAATGGAACAGAATTGAACCATTGGCGTGAAGAATATAAAGGTAAAGAACACACACAAGCATTTATTCATTACGTTGACAAAAACGGACCATATGCAGATTATAAATTTGATAAAAGATTTGCATTAGGCTTCCCATCAGTAAAATAATTTATTAGAAAGTTAAAAAATGGAACATCAAGGAATTAAAATTGATTTGGAACAAGATAAACTATTTGATGAATTGGGTTTAAAACGACTTAAAGAATCTTACATGAGAGATGATGAAACATCACCACAACAAAGATTTGCTCATGTATCAAAAGCTTTCTCAAGTAATCAAGAACACGCACAAAGATTATATGAATATAGTTCAAAACATTGGTTATCATATTCAACACCAATTTTATCTTTTGGTAGATCGTCAAAAGGTATGCCAATTTCATGTTTTCTAAATTTCATTGATGATACATCACAAGGTCTGGTAGATAATCTATCCGAGACAAATTGGTTATCGATGCTTGGAGGTGGTGTCGGTATCGGTTTTGGTATTCGTGCGGCTGGTGAAAAATCAACTGGTGTTATGCCACATTTAAAGATATATGATGCTTCTTCTCTTGCATATCGTCAAGGAAAAACACGCCGTGGGTCCTACGCAGCTTATCTAGATATTTCACATCCTGATATCATTTCATTCATTGAGATGAGGAAACCCACAGGTGACCCAAACCTACGTTGCCAAAACATGCACCATGGGGTTAATATTACAGATGATTTCATGCACATTATTGAAAAATGTATGACTGATCCAGAGTTTGATGATTCATGGGAATTAAAAGATCCACATTCAAATGAAGTTCGTGAAGTGGTATCTGCCAAAGTATTATGGCAACAATTAATGGAACTTCGTATGCAAACAGGTGAACCATATTTACATTTCATTGATACAAGTAATAATGCTTTACCACAATGGCTTAAAGATAGAGGTTTAAAGGTACATCAATCTAACCTTTGTTCTGAAATTATTTTACCAACTGACAAAGATAGAACAGCTGTATGTTGTTTATCGAGTCTTAACTTAGAGAAATATGATGATTGGAAAGACAATGGACTTTTTATTAGAGATGTGGCAGAAATGCTGGATAATGTTCTTCAATATTTTATCGACAACGCTCCTGATACTATTGCTAGGGCTAGGTATTCTGCTCAACGTGAGCGTTCAATTGGTGTTGGCGCTCTTGGCTTCCATGCTCTTCTTCAGCAAAAAAATATTGCGTTTGAAGGTGTAATGGCTAAATCTTTGAATAACCAAATATTCAAAAATATAAGGAGTAAGTTAGATGTTGCAAATAAAGAATTGGGTAAAGAACGTGGCGAAGCACCTGACGCCGAAGGTACGGGTAACCGTTTTAGTCATCTTATGGCTATTGCTCCTAATGCTAGTTCTTCAATCATTATGGGTAACACTAGCCCTAGTATTGAGCCTTATCGTGCTAATGCTTACCGACAAGATACATTAAGCGGTTCTCATTTAAATAAAAATAAATATCTTGATGGATTATTAAGAACAAAAATAAATAATGAAGATGAGTTAGCGGAAGTATGGTCGTCCATTATTGCTAATGATGGTTCTGTTCAACACTTATCAGTATTGAATGAAGATGAAAAGTTTGTATTTAAAACATCAATGGAAATTGATCAACGTTGGGTGATTGAACATGCTGCTGATAGACAACAATTCATCGATCAAGCACAATCAGTAAATGTATTCTTTAGACCCGATGCTAATATTATGTATGTTCATGCTATACACTTTACTGCTTGGAAGAAAGGTGTTAAAACACTATATTACTGCCGTTCTGAAAAGATTGGTAAAGCTGACAAAGTGTCGAAACGTATTGAAAGAGAAGTTATCAAGGAACTTGACATGGCACAAATTGCTCAAGGAAATGATTGTATAGCTTGTGAAGGATAATATGCCAATATATGATTATGAATGTAAGGCATGTGAAGTTATCTTTGATAAGTTAGTTAAGTTTGATGATCCTACACCAAGTTGTCCTGAATGTGGTAGTGATAATGTCCAAAAAAAAGAAATACAGGCCATTAATTTTGAATTAAAAGGTGTAGGTGTATATAAGAATGGAACGAATTAAACAAATTGATATAAAGTGGTTATCTTCAATATTATTCATAATTGCTGGAACAATGGTAGCATTAAGATTACCTATGATGAAGATAGCCTTTCCTATGTTTGTTGTAGCACATGGAATTTTAGTCTATGATTTTCACAAAACACACAAAAACAAGCCGTTAATTATACAGAACATATATTTCTTTATAGTTAATATTATCGCAACCTATATTTGGATGATCAAGTAGATATGACAAAGAAAACGGACTATAAACTAACCGACACAAGAGAATACTTTAAGCCTTTTAATTATCCGTGGGCTTATAATGCTTGGTTGAAACATGAGCAATCACATTGGTTACATACAGAAGTTCCAATGTTAGAAGATGTTAAAGATTGGAAAAAGAAACTCACAAAAGAAGAAAAACTATTCTTAACACAAATTTTTAGATTTTTCACACAAGGTGATATTGACGTTGCTGGTGGTTATGTTAAGAATTATTTACCATACTTTCCACAACCTGAAGTTAGAATGATGTTGATGGGTTTTGCTGCTCGTGAAGCATTACATGTTGCAGCTTATTCACATCTTATTGAAACACTAGGTTTACCTGAATCCACTTATAATGAATTTTTAGATTATGTTGAAATGAAAGAGAAACATGATTATGTTACTGACATTAGTTCGAAAAATGGTGACGCTGCTTCTACTGCTACTCATATTGCTGTCTTTTCTGCTTTCACTGAAGGCATGCAGTTATTTAGTTCATTCATTATGCTCCTTAATTTCCCACGCCATGGTAAAATGAAAGGTATGGGTCAGATCATTACATGGTCTATTGTTGATGAAACACAACATTGTGAATCAATGATCAAATTGTTCCGAACATATATAGAAGAGAATAATGAAATTTGGAATGATGATTTAAAATCTAGAATTTATACCATAGCTGAAAAAATGGTTGAACTAGAAGATAAATTTATTGATCTTGCATTTGGTATTTCTCTAATGGAAGGTTTGACATCGGAAGATGTTAAGAAGTATATTCGTTATATTGCCGATAGACGTTTGATTTCCTTAGGTCTTAAAGGTATATTCAAAGTGAAAAGAAATCCACTACCATGGGTAGAGGAGATGATTAACGCACCAACACACACCAACTTCTTTGAGAATAGAGCAACCGATTACGCAAAAGGTGCTTTATCTGGAAATTGGGGAGATGTATGGGCTTAAGAAAAATATGGATCAAATCACAATAGATGAAACTGCAGCTAATAAAATTAAATTATTATTAGCTGAAGAAAATGAACCAAACCTCAAATTACGAATGTTTGTTCAAGGTGGTGGATGTTCAGGATTTCAATATGGATTTACATTCGATTTAGAACAGAATGATGATGATTTTATTATTGAACAACATGGAGTTATATTATTGGTTGACGCTATGACTATGCAATATGTTGAAGGATCAGTAGTTAGTTATCAAAAATCATTAATGAGTGAAGGATTTGAAATAAAAAATCCACAAGCACAAAGTAAATGTGGGTGTGGATCTTCTTTCTCAGCTTAACATAAAGGAAAAGAAATGTCAGAAAAATACATAGTTGCTGATTGCATTCAATGTGAATCAAATTACGAAATTCAATATGCAACCGAAGTTACTTCAGCTGAATTACCAGAATTTTGCCCATTTTGTGGTGAAGTTATTGAAAAAGAAAACATTCGAGACGAATCGCAAGATGACGATTTGGATGAGGAAGATGATGAAGAATGGGAAGAATCCTAGATTGGACTTACCAGAATAAAATATTTACCGAAAATGATATTGACAACTACTATGGTTTCGTGTATAGTATCACTAATACACTAACTAATAGAAAGTATATTGGTAAGAAGTTATTTTGGTCAGCTAAGACCAAACAAGTCAACAAGAAGAAGAAACGATATAAAGCACCTTCTGATTGGCAAGACTATTACGGTTCTAATGAAGTTTTGAAAAAAGATATTGCCGAATTTGGTAAAGAGAACTTCACTAGAACCATTCTTTATTTGTGCAAATCAAAAGGTGAATGTTCTTACTTAGAAGCAAAAGAACAATTTGTTAATGGTGTCATTGAGAGTGCTGATTATTATAATACATGGATTATGGTTCGTGTAAGAGATACACACATCAAAGACTATATTGAAAGAAAGAAAAATGCTAAAAGTATTTGACGAAATGAAAAAAGTAAAATGTCATGCAATCACATTCTTACCATCAGAAGAACCAGAAGAACAAGCCATCATTCAAGGATTACATTATAATGAAGAAGGTGAAATAATTAAGACACAATCTGATGTAGGTGACTTATATGATATTATTATATTTCGTGGCGATGTAAAAGATGGTTATACTGATTTAGAGAAATTTGAAGCAGTATTATCATGTCCTTATACTTATAGTAATAGAATGTATCATGGTGATTACTATGGTTTTGTAGCAAAGAAAACTACAACATCAGGTGAAGTAGTAGAAAGTCTTTTAGAGAAAATTGGTGATTTAGTTCATGGAGGAAGTGATAATGGAAATTTGGAACAAGGTTCAGCTAAAGCAAACACTTGAAAATGGTGTTCATACAGTAGTATTCACAAAATTAAATGGAGAAGTAAGGGAATTATATTGTACCTTAGATCCAGAAGAATTACCTGTATCAGATAAACAATTATTAACAGAGAATACAATAAAAAAAGAAAACGATCAAGCCTTATCTGTGTGGGACTTAGATAAGAAAGCTTGGAGAGCCTTTCGTTTAAACTCAATCATTGAAGTTAGAAACCACTAATGTCAGATCAAGAAGAAAAAGTAATTAATATACAAGAACGAACTGAAAATAAGACCCGTGAGATGATGGGTGAAATTGAAGGTCTGTTTGATAAGTATGTTACTGAATGGAAAGAGCTGAAGAATTATTCTTTCTTATATAATCTCGGCATAAAACCTGCTCATGCTCGAAAAATTAAAGTATGGGCACAAAGTCATGTTTTAACATGGAAAGATGCTATATCAAGTGAAGATGAACAAGTTAAAGAAGCGTATAGTTGTTATACCAAATCACAACTGAATAAATGTGTTAGTTGGTGGGCTGGCATCGTTGAAGATTGTGACAGACTTGTCGCTGATGGTAAAGTATTAAACAAACAAAACAGATTAAGAAAGAAATTAAGAACTCCAACAAAATCTAAAAAGATTAAACCTATACTATGATACTTATTGACCTAAACCAAGTCCTTTTATCAGGACTAATGGCCCAAATCGCCGGCCAAAAAAACCAAAAATTTGATGAAGACCTTATTCGTCATCTCGTATTAAATATTTTACGTGGCCATATAAAGAACTTTAAAAGAGAGTATGGCAACAACATTATTCTATGTTGTGATAATAGAACATATTGGCGTAAAGAGATATTCCCTTTCTACAAAGCTGGCCGTAAAAAAACTAGAGAGAAATCTGATCTAGATTGGAAACTCATATTTGATATTCTTGGCAATCTAAAGAATGAACTCAAAGAGAACTTTCCATATAAAGTGATTGATGTTGAGAACGCTGAGGCTGATGATATTATTGGCACATTGGTTCCTAGAATGGCACCACATGAGAAGATACTTATTTTATCAAGTGATAATGACTTTCTACAATTACAGAAGTATGGTGATAATGTTAAACAATATAACCCAGCTCAAAAGAAATATATCAAGTCACCTAATCCAGTATTAGACTTAAAAGAGAAGATTATTCGTGGTGATAAAGGTGATGGCATTCCTAATGTCTTATCAGCTCAAGATTGTTTTGTAACAGAAACAAGACAGAAACCTATCAATAAAAGTATATTAGATAAATTACTAAATGAAGATGTTGATAATTGGTCAGATGCTAATGCTAAGCATGGATATTCAAGAAATCAATTATTGATAGATTTGTCCTACATACCTAACGAAGTCAAAGAAAATATTATAAAGACTTACGATGAAATTAAACCAGCACCACGCAATAAATTATTAACATACTTCATTGAGAAGAAACTTCGTAATTTAATGGGTGATATAGAGGATTTTTAAAATGACAAGAATTTATGAGATATTAGATGAATGTAGATTATGTGAAACGCTTGATGAAGTAGTAAATGTAATGAGAAAGTATGATTCACCTGCTGTAAGAGAAGTTTTTAAGTGTGCCTATCATCCATATACTCAATGGTACTTGTCCAACATACCAGATGACTACATAAAACCAGATACTTTCCCTGGAATCTCAAGGACACAGCTCTATACTGAGTTTAGACGTATCTATTTGTTTCAAAAAGGTCATCCTGTAGCAGATAAACTTTCGGAAGAGAAGAGGAAAAACTTGCTAACACAAATTCTCGAAGGATTAGAGCCAGATGACGCTCAAATCTTCATCGATGTGCTTCGAAAAGACTTAAAAATACAAGATTTAACGCCGGAAGTGATAAATTTAGCGTATCCTGGACTTTTACCAATTTCTGAAGTCAAAAAAGACGAAAAAAACACAAAAAAAGCATAATTTCGCTTGACAAATGATCAATTCTATGTCATAATTACCACATAATTGAAAATTTTAACGGACTACATATATTATGCTTATTGAATCTAAATCAAATCTCGCCAAATTGATGGCCACAGAGAATATCCTTGTGGAACAGAAGAATGTTCCAACAGCATATTTCAATTTAAAGGACCGAGTTCTAGTTGTTCCTACTCTCAAAGAAGAAATTGGTCCTTCTTTATATGATTTGTTCATGGGTCACGAAGTTGGCCATGCACTTTTCACTCCAGAACAAGGTTGGCACGATTCAGTCGTTGAAGTTGGTGTCAACCGTTCTATTCTAAACGTATGTGAAGATGCTCGTATCGAGAAACTCATATGCCGTAAATATCCAGGTCTTAAACAATCATTTATCAGAGCTTATCGTGATTTATTAAATAGAGATTTCTTTGGTATCAAAGACTTAGATGTCGATCTACTTAAACTCATTGATAGAATCAACCTACACACAAAATGTGGTCTAGGTGCTAATGCTTCATTCAATGATGAAGAAATGTATTTTGTTGGTGAAGTAATGAAATCTGAAACTTTTGAAGATGCTGTAGAGATCGCTAAGAAGATCCAAGCATATATGAAAGAAAGAGTTGAAGAAACAAAAATCAAGTTAGGCATGGAAAAAGATGATGCTGGTGAAGGTGATGACCTAGAAGAAGATGCTGATGATGAAGGTCAAGATATGTCTATGGAAGGTAATGCTGAATATCAAGACTATGAATCAGAAGATGCTGGCAAGAGCCGTGCTATTCAAGATGAACAGTCTGATGATGGTGATGAAGAATTAGACTCTATTACCGATAATAAGTTCCGTGAGAATGAAAAAGAGCTTTATGACTATCAATCAGCTGATCGTATCTATGCTAATATTCCAGATATTGACCATAATAAGATTATCATTGGTTATAAACAAATGTATCAAGAAATCAAAGATGAAGATAGTAAAGACTATGGTTCAAACTTTATACAAAAACATAAAATTGATACTAAGAAGTTTATTGAATTCAGAAACAACACCAACAAGGTTGTGGCTTATCTAGCTAAAGAGTTTGAGTTACGTAAGAACGCCGACCAACTTAAAAGAGCTAAGACAGCTAAGACTGGTGAGATCGATATGAACCGTATCTATTCATATCAATTCAATGAAGACATCTTCAAGAAGATCACCAATGTGCCTAATGGTAAATCTCATGGCCTAGTATTATATGTTGATTGGTCTGCTTCAATGTCAAATGTTATGGATAACACCATTAAACAATTATTGACCTTGGCTATGTTCTGTAAGAAAGTCATGATACCATTTGAAGTATATGCTTTCTCTGATCGATATGGTTATTATGGTAATAAAGAACAACCTATACATTCATTCAAAGAAGGTGACTTGACGATCAAAGGTGACTTTCGCTTATTGAACATACTATCAAGTAAAATGTCATCATCAGAGTTTAGCTACGCATCTTCTGCTTTATTACATGGTATCTATAATCACCATGACTTTCCAGACTACTGCCTTGGTTCAACACCATTGAATGAAGCTATCATCTCAGCGATGACCATTATACCAGAGTTTCAAAAGAAATACAAACTACAAGTGGTAAACGCAGTATTCTTAACCGATGGTGAAGGTCATCACCTATCTAAGATTAAAGATAGTACCATGGATTATGGTATTCGTAATGAGTATAACCTAATCTACCGTGACCCAAAGACTTTAGCTCAGATGAAAGATGATAACAACAATCGAGTATCGAACTCCAAACCGTTCCTATACCTTCTTAAACAAAGGACGGGGTGTAACGTGATTGGATTCCGTATTCTATCTCTAAGAGATGTCCGTAACTTTCTATGGCATACCTATAAGTCTGGAGTGGATACAACACCAATCTATAACAAGTTTAAGAAAGAAAAGTCTATGGTGGTGACCTCCGCTGGTTTTGATGAATACTATTTACTTAAATCAGACAAACTTGACGTAGAAGACGAAGCCGAACTAGAAGTTAAAAGCCAAACAACACGTGGCTTAGTATCCGCTTTCAAGAAGTATTCTAAAGGCCATATACAGAACCGAGTAGTCTTAAATAGATTCGTTGAGATGATTGCTTAACTTTTTAAAAGATTTTTCCGATGGACCAAAACGAAGCACAATACTTTATACAATTATTAACCAGAGTTAAGGTTAATCTTCCAGAATACCCTAACAAGGCACTAAAGGAAGAACTTGAGAACGTAATTAGAAAATTGAGAGGATAGTAATGAATAAATCAACACTAATCGGTGGTATCATCACACTAAACATACTTGCACTGGTGGTCGCTGTGTCATACAGAGATATATTTAATGTCATCTGTTATGGACTCAGTATAATGGGTGTAATGGTTTACTATATGGAGACCAAATGAGATATAAAGTAAGAATCATAATTGCAGTATTAACTCTAATCAGTGTAATATCATCCTATATGGCATATCTATGTTATGTTCAGATATCTAACTATGAAGCACAAGTTGCATCATTGACTAAAAGAATAGACGAAACACAATCACGTTGGATAGGTTTAAATGAAGAAGACATTGTATTACTTAGACGCTTTGATGAGGTGAATAAGAGATTCAATGAGGTTGACCAGAAGATTAAGATTAATGATATAAGAATCACCGAACTAGGTGCTAAATTAACTAGGAGAAAATAATGGCAGGTCCAAGTGTAAAGGTTCATCCAGGTAAACGTAAAGGTAATCCAATGCTCACCAGAAATGGTCGACCAAGATTAGGTCCATTGAATGTGAAACAATTAGTTGCTTTATTAGATAAGACATCGGCTGTTAAGACAAAGGCGAAGATCGTGAGAGAGATAGCGAAGAAGAATCTACGCCTTATTAAGAAGAACCATCCAGAAATTTTGTAATATGAAGATTAAGAAACCTCCAAAGATACAAAGTAAAGACTTTCGGTATACTCATACGATGACCGATGGTGGCGGTAATGCTTTGTTCTATAAAGGTAAAGGTCGAAAGTCTGATCGTAATGTGAGTGATTGGGAAGACCGCAAGCAAGATGCCTATCTAAAGAAACTCGAAGAATCTCGAGCGAAGTCTGGTGGCCGCCGGGGCTCCTGAAAAAAATTTCGAATTCAAGAGAACTGGTACCAGATTTTAAGTAACGCCGTCGGCCGTTCGGGCCATGGACCACAATTTTACACTGGCCTAGGCTGCTTGCCAACCTAGGCCATTCGTGTTACCATTCCACCTATTTAAACTGTGAGAATGAGTCCGTGCTTCTAAACTCTGAAAAGTCGTCCGCTGATGCGCCTATAATTGCATATTTTACCAATAATGCCAATACCACACCAACCAATATACCTTTGATTATATCCATGCCATTCTCCTTTATATTAATGATAGCCAATGGCATACGCCTGCCAATAGGCCAAATATGGCCTGTGCCACTCCATAATGGAATAGGACCCAGGCCAATGCCAACCATAGGATGGTCCTCATCCAGTGAACACCATTTGGCTGTAACCTACCGGCTTGGATGAGGTGGTGTAGGTATGGCTGGTCCGTGCCTTCTGGCGGAAGGTACGGCTGCCCTTGGTGGCACGGACCTTGTGGTCCACTGTGACCTTAACACCCATGGCTCTATACTCTGCTAATGTAATCATATGTTCTCCTAATGTGAGGTGGTGGTGAGGTAAACTCCTGGTTAGTCCAGGAGTGTCATGTATTCGCTTGGGTAGTATTGGCGGAACAAGTCTAGTCCTTTGCGGACTGTGCCATACTCGCCTAGCATCTCTGCGCCTTTCACTAGGTCATAGAGTGAGACAGCATAGCGGTCTAGGGTAGCTTCAGCTCCAGAAAACGGGTTCTGGACAGTAGCGCCTTCTTGGTAAAGAGTGATACCAGGGAAGGTCTTGAGGATCTTTGATTCTATTGATAATGTAGTCATTTTGCTCTCCGTGTTTTGTTATTGAATAAACCATTATACAGGTTTCTGGTAAAAAGGCAAGCGGTTAAGCCGCTTCCCTTTGGTTTTCTCGGACTCTGAACATGATGAATTTAGCTCGGTTGATATACTGTCTAGCAGTCTCGTGGTCTGGTTCGCCGTATTCAGCGCTTAGCGTTTCCTGAGCGTCTGATAGAATTCCAGCTGCGAACATGATTTCCTCGCCTGGAAAGCATTGCGTTTTAACGATATGCTCGAGCTGCGCCTTGCTGCAACCGTAGCATTGTAATTCCCAAGCTAACTGTTCTTTTTGATTTCTTTCCATTTTTCTCTCCGTTTTGTTATTGTTCATGTTACCATTATAACGGAATAGGGGGAAAAGGCAAGCGATTTACCGGAGAGAGTGGTAAATAAAGTGCTTGCCTTTTCGGAGGGGGTGTGTTATACTAGCTGGTTACCATTTGGACATCAATAATTTCGCTATCCTTTAATTGGATATTGAATTCTTCCTGCCATAGGTCTTTGACCAGCTCAACGGCTTCGGACTTAGATTTTGCTTCCAAGTATTGGCCGCTGTCTATGCGGATGGTGACTAGATAATCATTCATGGACATTCGCCTGTAATAATTTATAGATTTTGTCTTCAATCACCGGTGCTCGGAAGTCTGGGTCGACTGCTCTCAAGGAGTGCCAGATATACTCCAGCTGGTCGAGCGTTATCTCAACGGTGCCTAAACAATTATTGCCGGACTCGTCCCATCGCTTTAGTGTGATGCTCATGTTAATCATCCTCATGTAGGTTAATATAGTCTGGTGCGTCCTGTCTTTCCATTGCTGTGACATAACCAGCATCCGTTAGGCTTCGCAGCTGACTGACCACTATGGTGCGGAAGGTTTCAAATACCTCCTCGGTCATGAGCTGGTCGTTGTTATT